GGTTGAACAGCTTGTTCGCAAGACTGTTCGTCCGGAGGATTATTCCTCGCCTCTTAGTTATCGAGACGACTGTCAAGCCGTTTCGTTTCTAAAGAAGGCCCCTCTAGAAATAGAAGGTGTGGACCCTCTTGTGACAGCGAAGGAGAAATTCTTCGAGTCGGAGGTTTCGTGTAGGCTGACTAACGCTCGATTCCGAGCTTTCTGTGCTGGCGTGAAGAACGCCAGCCCCCAGGTGGAAGCTGCTATAGTTGCAGCTGCCTTGGAGGTTCAGAGAGTTTTGGGGCTGGGCGTAAATTCGGCCGAGTGGTTCTCAGCGTGTCGTTTTGGCCCCGGTGCATTTAACCACACCGAAGCAAGGGGTTTAACATCCCTTTACGATAAGCTGCAAGTCGCTCCATCAGTGTCTCACGACATGGTGGAGATTGGGGCTCTGCTCGTACAGAGCCAGCCCCATTGGGCGAGGTCCGTAACTGACTGTGACACAGAGGGCTTTTGGCCTTTTGTGTCTAGTGAGCATATGGATCTGGTACCAGGCAACCGTATTGCTTTCGTGCCCAAAACCGCTGTCACGCACCGAACCATTGCCATCGAACCGTTGATAAATATCTATGCCCAACTTGGGCTAGGTAGACTGATACGGAGGCGGCTTTGGCTTAAGTGCGGACTGGATCTTGATGACCAAGTCCCTAACCAGGACATGGCACGTCGGGGTTCAGTCGACGGCTCTCTAGCTACGATTGATCTATCCTCAGCGAGCGATACTGTTGCTCGTGAACTTGTCCGTTTTCTCTTACCACATGAGTGGTTCGAGAGGATGGATGTTACCCGATCAAAAGTCGGGTACTTGGATGGACAGTGGTTACGCTATGAGAAGTTCTCCTCTATGGGGAACGGTTACACATTTGAACTTGAGACTCTGATCTTCTGGAGTCTTGCGATCTCATGTGTTCGTCGTCTAGGCCTGGACGTCTCTGACGTTCGGGTCTATGGTGATGATATCATTGTTCCGTCCGCTGCCTACGACTATCTCGTGGAGGTCTTGGCCTTTTGCGGCTTTACTACTAATAGTAGTAAGTCGTTCAGGTCAGGTCCCTTCCGGGAGAGTTGTGGTAAGGACTTCTACAATGGGCTCGAAGTCCGTCCTTTCTTTCAGAAAGAGAACCTTAATGAGATTCAAACTCTCTTCCGCCTCGCTAATGGTATCCGTCGTGCGGCACATCGAAGGTCACAAGACTCTTTATCTTGTGATTCAACGCTGCGTCGTCCTTGGGTATCAGTTGTCAAGGCGTTGCCTCGCTCGGTTGCGATAAACTGTCGGGTTCCAGCTCACGCTGGGGATTCTGACGGTCTCTGTTGCAACTGGGACGAGAGCCAACTCTCTCAGTTCGTGATCAGTAATGACCGCGGCTGGGAGGGAGTGTCTGGCTTAAGGTTCCAAGCGACACCCGTGAGGGTGAGATCTCCAAATAACCTTTTGGGGGTCATTGCAGAAATGCTCTATCGCTTGAAAGACGGGCGTACTCATGACCTTTTGGGTCTAGTTGATTCCTCCTCCAGTCCTCCAAGGCTGGGAAGGGATTATGAGTACAAGCTACGATCCATGGCCTTTTACGGACCTTG